AACTTATTTAAATTCCTTTACACCAGATTTAAATCCTTTTGCGAATTCCTTTACACGCTTCTCTGGTACTTTACCTGCTGCTCTTGCTTTGTTGTGTCTCTCAACACCCTTCTTAACAGCATCACCCACTCTACCTAACAACCCTTTCTTCGAAGTTGGTTTTGCTGGTTGAGTTTTCTTAGCAGTCTTAACTGCCTTCTCTACCTTCTTAGCTGTCGCTGCTTTCTTCTTAGGTGCTACTTTAGGTTTCCTTACAGTAACCTTAGCAACTGCTTTCTTCTTAGCAGTTTTACCTTCTGGTGCTTCTTCGTCACCATAGTTACGTTTGGCAGCAGCAGTATCAGCATACTCACCTTTACCTGCTTTCTTTCTTGCTGCATCACCAGCATCAACCTTTGCCTTTACCTTTGCATATGAAGGTGCTTTAGCAGATGCCTTTCTTGCTGCTCTCTCTTCATTAAGTTCCTCAATAGGATCAATAACAAAATCTACAAAATCTTCTAGTCCAACTTCATCGATGATCTGATCAATACCCTCCTCATTAATACCTTCTGAGAAGAAATAATCAGAAGCAATTTCTACAGCAGAATCAATCCACTCTTCAGTTAAATCAACACTTTCGTTAGTGTGTGCGAATGCTTTTTTCATTTTAGCTATTGCGTCTCCTTGTAGATGTGGGGGTAATTTTGATTCTTTTTTCTTGTCTGCTTTCTTTTTAGCATCACCCAGTTTACTATGTTCTATTTCTGGTTGGTATCCTTTTCCTTCAATCATTTGACCTTCAGGTTTATATTGTGCTGCTAGTGCTGCATAAGGAACTGCTTTTCTATTCTTAACTTTCTTTTTCTCTACTGCATCTTTATGACGCTTAACACCTGCTTTAATTGCATCACCTACACCTTCTTCTACTGAACTAGGTGTACCATCACCATGCTCTATCACTTTACCATCTTTATCTTTTTGATGATGTTCTTTAGTCACAGTTGCCTTACCACCTTTACTCTTAATACCATCAGCAAACTTCTTAGCATCTTTCTCATCCTTATATGAGAACTGAGATGGTTTGCCCTCTTCACCCTTGTCCTTAGCAAGCACTCTATACGCTTCTTTCCTCAACAACTTACTCAAAAGAGATTTCTTCTTAGGTGTAGACTTTTTATATCCATGACGTTTAGCATAATCCATATATGATTCACCCGACTTTCTCTTTTTAGGATCAGACTTTGGTTTAGATGCAGCAGCACGGTCTTCACGAGCACGTTGATTTGCACCAGGACCACCCAACTTCTTATCCTTCTCAGGATCAGGATGCCAATAGTCACCCCTTTCTGTAATAGTCGATTTCATGTTATCCATAATGGTATGATGGTTTGTTGGTTTTACCTAGTTTTCCTTTTCTAACTTTCGTTCCAGAAGTTTCTCCCTGTCCAGAAGGATTCTTTCCTGGTTTTGCCTTTCCTACACTTATAGACTTAGAGGGTTTCTTTGATTCAGTATCATGCAGTTTAGCAGACTTACCTGCTTTCTTTGTGATTACTGATTCCTGTCCATGTTTGCGACCCAATCGTCGCATAACTTTACCAAAGCGACGCTTACTCATTCCCTTACCTGGAGAGGTTTGGTATGAGACTTCACGTCCAGTGCCTTCACCTGATGAATATTTATATTCCCCGACTCCCTTCTTGTAACCAATGCCCTTTTTCTTGAGATCTTTCTCAAGGTTTTTCCTACTTGCTCTATTTTTCTTTTCATCGGTTCCCCGATCAGCAGAAATATTTCCAGTAGTTTTAGACTTTGCTTTTGAAAGCATCCTTGAAGTAGGATTACCTTCAACCAAGTTTATGAAATCTTTGTAATACATAACTTTCAGATTATCTTTAAGTGCCATTTTATTAGCAGTTTTATGCATGACTTCCTTATCACGTTTGCCGTATAACTTAGACCAACGTCTTTTACCCTTCATCATACCTCTAATGTATTTCTTAGCGGTTTGATTAATTGCGGGTGGAATATCAGACTTAAAACCTTCAGCCATTTAACCGCCTACTACTTGTACTTCTTCGACAATAACTGCACTAGTGGCAGCTGTTATCTTAACAGCACGTAAAATTCTTGCCTTAGGACCAGATGACCAAGTATAATCAGCACTAGCACCAGAAGAATCTACATCAGTAGTTAATTTATTATTCATACTTGAAATTGCAGTAATCTTTTTACCAGCAGTGCCAGCAGAAAGGAAATTACTATCAATTCCTGGAGAAGTAGAATCATCTACAATTGCAATAAAATCTCCCACAGAGAATGGGTGATTTGAAGATGAATCTTGAAGATGCTCACCAACAAAGTAATCAGCAGTTGAATCATCAACCGCTTTAACTATTTTTGCTTGACCAGGTTTGCCACCCTTGATAAGAATGAATTCATTTTGCACTAGAGTTATTGCAGCACCACCATTAAAAGAAACAGTAGCAGCACCTGCTGTAGAACCAACTCTATAATATCCTGTTTGTACTGTTTGGTATTCAGTCGCACCAGCGGCTACCGAATTAGTACTTAATACATTAAGAACAGTCATGTCTTGTTATTTCGTGTCAGTATTATTTATCTCCTTTTGCTTCTTTAACATTTTTTGAAGATCCGCAGTGCTGCCAACAAACATTGTGTTATTAACAGTAGAAGGTCCAGACTTTTTATCTTCAGCATCTAACTCCTTCATTTTCTTTTGTAAGTCAATGAGTTTGTCAGCAGTATCTGCTACACTTTTAATCGTTGTCGCAGCAACCTCATAAGCTCTAGGATGATCGCTTGCTCTCGCAACGTCAAGTATTCCATCTACTGCCTCCTGTCCTTTCATCACTAACATATGTAACGCAGCACGAGAAGTCTCATAGTCTTGCTTTACATCACCTTCTTCAGATTTTTTTAATTGGGGTTTCACCTTCTCAACATGCTTCTGAAGTTCAGTAGGTTCTGCTCCAAAGGCAGTATCGAGACCATCAAAAGGATTTGTCATAATAAAATTGCACCAATAACAAACCCTTTAGCAAAGGCAAGACAAAGCATTTGATAGTTAGATAATTTAAACTTACCTTGAATCTTATACGCAAGATTCTTATCCCACTCCTTTACAGCGTGGGCAGTACGTTTTATCTTATCGAATAAGAATGTTGATGAATCTTGTGTCATGTTATTGTCTCGTCAGCACCACTTGTAGGATTACGTTTCTTCATATCGGTAAAGTCTTCGTCAACAATACCGAATCCAAAATCATCATCAGCATCTGCTGTAATAGGATCTGGTTGAATTGTATAACGAACTTGTCTTGGTGCAGAAGTTGTATTTGTATCGGTATAGTAATCTGTAATAACTTTTTTGATAGTCTTGGAATCTGTAACAGGACCGTATAGATAAGTTTTTACAGTAAACTGTAAAGTGTAAATGATTGCTCTACGAGTCTGAAAGTTATTTTCATAATCATCTTCATAATCAACACTGTTTAAAATAACAGGAACATCCTTTGTTTCACTCACCTCAGGAACTAACTTAACTGCTAGATTGAAATGTGGTTGAAAGAAAGGAAGAATCTGTTCAAGGATCTGGAGACCATCTTCCTGATTCTTAGAAATGATTGCCAATTCAAATGAAAGATTATAAGGAACAGGCATATATGCTGTCCTATTCTCATCATTATCTTTAGGAAATTTAATTTTTTGAGTTGGAGATACTTTTCTCTGTGCATCATATGCAATACCATTAATCTCAAAGGAGATTCTTGGTAAAGTAATCTGCACCCTTTTGTTAGTAGGATCGGGTACTTGATCCAATCTTGCTAAGAATTTTTGCTTTGGACCATATGCTAAAGGAACTTTCTGTACCTCTGTTGAACGACGAAGTTCAATGTTGTTGAACAACGTACCAAACGCTACAACGGTTCTTCTAAAAATTTCGTGATATGAATATGTACCTAACATCAGATTGTAGTATCAGTAGTGGAACCAACAGAACCGAAGGGGTTACCTTCTGTAAAATCGATAATATCGTCATCAGCAGTCTCAAAACCAAAGTTTGTATCAACGCTGTCAGCGGTATTAACGTTATTTAGTGTGTTATAGGATGCGGATGTCCAGGCAGCACCAGAAGTCTGTCCTGTCACTGTTTCTGGAATAGTAAAGATACCAGACCTATTGTACACTTGTAGTTGTCTATCAGTAGCATTCCATGCTTTAACTTCAGCAGTTACATTGGATGTACCGCCAGCAACTACCTCACCAACTGTAAATGTACCAGTACCACCTGCAGCAAAGTTGACTGTAATAGCATTAGCAAATGCTGCTTCAATACCATCAATCTCTGCAACTCCAGTATCGAGTGCCTCGTCTGCATACTGGAAGAGTTCACACTGACATTCCCAAACAAAACCTTTTCCTAACTGATAGAATGGTCTTTCTGCCTCAACAAACTGAATCTCAAATAAATGCTTAGTAGCAGGGAACCAAATTAAATCTCCTTCATTAGGACGACCTTCAACATTTAATACTGCATTATCATCTACAGCAGATGTAAACTTTTCTCTAGAGAAAACAAAAGTAGTTTTGTCTTCAATACGAACACCAAACTTACTTAACAATTCTCCTTGTCCTTCCCATCCCTCTACGTTATTAACATATGCTCTAACTTGTAATGCTTGTGTAAATCTACTATTCTCAACTTCACCTAGAATAGTATCTCTGTTAACATATGTTCTAGGCATGTAGTAGATATCTTGACCATAAATCTCAATACTCTCTACAATTAAATTTTCTATAAAAGTTTGTTCTTGAGCAGAACCATTTGCTTTTAGAAGACCTGTATGATCTCTAAAAACAAAATCTGAAGCTGGAGTATTAGTAAATGCCATATTATCCTATTAAGTCAAGAGGAGGAATTTCGTATGTATCACGAACTTGTTGTTCAAGGTCTTTCTTGAATTGACTTGCGTCATCAAGAATCTGACGACCATTAAGTGTAACTCCACCTAGCATTTGTATGCCATCATACTTACTTAAGTTACGACCCCACTGTTGTTGGAAGAGTGCTTCCACATAATCTTTTAACCAGTTATCATTATACATTCCTGTATAAGTTTCAGGATCTTGACGCATTAATGTTTCAACTAAAAGAAAATCACCTGCTTGTAATTCATCCCAATCAAAATCGACATACAGTCTTGCTTGATGTTCATTGAATCTAATCCTACGAGCACCATTATTATTGGTAACCCAATCCAAAGTCTCAAGATATTGAGAAGTCATATAATAATGAAGGATTTGACCATGAGTCATTGAGTAGATATCATTCAAGAAAATTTGATATTTGATATTAAAAATATTTCCAGGAATAATACTAGAAGCACCAATCTGAGTAAACACTCTATTAACACTCATTACACCAGGAGGAAGAGAAACAAACTCTTGTCCTTCATACCAAGCAGTAGAACCAAGTTGACTAGTTGCTTTTGCAGCAGTAATAATAGCATCAGTTACTTCGATCTTAATCCAAGATTTGTAACTACCGTTATAATGATACTCTTGGTAATAGTCAATTGCCTCTTCAATAAGATCATCAAGTTGTGCTGTAGCAACGTTGATGTCAATCGTTGGATATCCCAAACGACGAAGAGCATAATCTCTTAGTTCGGTTTTAGTTGCGGGTTTAGTTGCTGACATTGGTTATCAGGAGAATGAAGATATAGTGAGTGTAGTAACATCATTTGCACTGACGACTTCTCCTTTCTTAAAGAATCCGTCAACATTATCAACAGTTATCTGGTTAGTTCCCAGAGCAGTAACAACACCTGTAGTGCCAGAAGTAGCACCTGTTACAGTTGCTCCAACTTCCATCGTTGTGATGTCAGTAAGAGTTAATGTTGCATTTGTAGCAACAGTAGCGGTATTTACTGTACCACCTGTTGCAGGGTTACTACCATCCAAACCAGTTGGTTGAACGATAGTAATTGTTTCACCAGCAGCATAACCAGTACCACCATTGTTAATAGTAACGTTGGTGATTGCACCAGCAACTGCTGTAATATCAACAGTCAGAGATGCAGATCCAGATCCACCAGTTGTTGCAAGAGCAGTTCCTGTAACATAATTAGAACCACCTGCAAGAGATGCAAGGTTAAGTGTTAACACCTTACCTGCATTAGGGTTGGTAACTGTGACAGTATCTGAAATTAGATATCCAGAACCACCTGCGTTCACTACAGCAGCAGTAATAGCACCACCAACAACAGTAGTATTAACTGTCAAGGAAGAACCTGTACCACCAGTGGTTGCTACACCAGTTCCAGCAGTAAATCCACCGCCACCACCAACACTAACTCCTGTTGTAACAACTGCACCTGGTGTTGGGTCTCCACTAAGTGCTAGTGTAAGTGTAGTTGAAGTTGCAAGGTTGTTAAGCATTGCACTCAATTGCTCAAACGCATTATCGAGTTTTGCTTGTACTCTTGCTTCAGTGTAGTACTGATTAGTTCCCTCAGAAAGATCGGAGGTAGACTTAGAAGAAAGATCAAGGTTTGCACCAGTTGCAGCAGCAACTCTAACATCAGCACGAGCATCTGCTCTAGCGTTAGTAAAGAATAAATTAGTAGATC